CTAATGATCTGCGTACTAAAACGCCGAGCCTCTGGAAGTACCTTCGACCTAGGGGGGCCTATCACGTTTGCTTCTCCTGCCATTCGACATTCTTACCGCTCTTGACCCTTGTAACCTCGACGCCTGAGCCACTTACGATCTCGACCGACCATTGATACCATCCAGGTCTAAGCAGTCCCGTCACCGTCTTGGCAACGTCAAAATCGAGATAAACGTTCCCGCCTGTTGCATCGGTCACGGTCCCATTAGCAATGAATTCATTAACCCCCTCATCGTCCTCATACCTCATCCCGAATCGAGCCGTCGAAGTCGCGATAACATACCCGCTAGGTAACTCCACGGTCCATCGGAATCGCCGTCCGTTGGCCGCTAGGTAATCATCACCGATGATAAGCGGGCTTGCCAGTTGGCCCGTTGCCGTCACTGGCGTAGATACGTTGACGGTCCCGCCCGCCGTAATCAGTGCCGTCTTATCGCGAATCTCATCCAGAATCCCGCTCGTCGGATCTGTCGGCGTAGTCCCGCTCGTAGGTACGCCGAGGATCGCCCTAATAGCCGTCCGTTCGTTGGCTGTCCAATCCGTCCCGCCGCCACCGCCACCGCCCGCAAGGGAAACAGCAACAGAATCGAACCGCTTTTGCCCTGCCCCATCGTCCTCGATCATGGAATCGAGCCAACTAAGCACCTGGATTCCTGCCACCGCTGTAGCAACCTCAGTTGCCGCATCCGCTGCCAACCCCGCCGCAGTAAACCAATTAGCCGCGAATGCCGCTGAGGTCATCACGCCTGCTTGTAGTGCGTGAATGTCCGCTGCAATATGCCCGGACCCCGCGCCGGTCACCTGAACCGATCGGTTATTGTTGTTTGAAATCAGGATGTGCTTACCGAAGCTATCGGCAACCCAGGTCGTTGTCGTCAATGCGTTCCAAACCGCCGTTGGAATTGCATCTACTGCACCGTTAGCCGTCAGTGCATTCTCGCCCAGCTCCCCGATTGCCCCGCCGACCGTAATATCAAGACTGCCGAAATGAGCCGGGAATGTCACGCCGCTAATCGATCCGACCGAGCCTGAGACGTTGCCGGTAAGGTTGCCCGTAATACCAACCGTCCATGCCGTCACCAATGCCAAGCCATCGCTAGCAAGACTAAACCCTGTCTTATCCGAGACTGTCGCTGTGTATCCGGTCTTATCTGTGACCGCCTGAGCAACCGCCGCGATCCTGCCATCAACCAATGCCGCCGGAATCCTCGATTGAATGTTTTGAGTGTCGGTCTCGATATCTCCAAGCCGCGACAACCCAAACGCCGCCGAATCCTGGTAATCAACCGCATCAAGCTCGATTTCGATTAACACCGGAAGCATATTTGCAACACCCCGAACGCAAAGCTCAACCCACTCGACGCCCGCTGCCGACGCAAAAGCCGCATCGGGAAAATCTACCTCATAACGCCCTGCTAGTGCTCCACTTGCAACAATGCCGCCTGAAACGTAGGTGCCGAGCGTCTTGGAAACTGGAGTAACGCTCGTCCAGGTCGATTGATTCTGCCGCCTGTACTCAAGCACAAGCCCGCTAGACGCGTGCGTAACTCCGCTGAGCCCGCCGCCCGTTGTGCTGCTTGTGTCGGCGATAAATATCGGGAGCGATCGACTGGTTTTTGCCCTGGTTGTTTTTTGCTTGCTCACGCCGAATAGCCTCCATTCATCGCCCTAGGCAAAATTAAACCGCCACCGCCACCCGCTCCGTCGTCTAGTCCGTCGAGCACAACTCCCAGACATGGGCATTGCGTCGTGGTGTCGACCCATGAGCCGCCCGAGGATTCGGTGTAGTGCTGATCTTTTACAATCGCATTCCGCCGATCGGAACTGCCGTAAGATACGAGAGTAAATCTTGTTCCGGTTGCACCAGTAAATGCCGCTGCAAGTCTGTACCAGGTGTTAGCCGAAAGCGTCAAACTCGAATCAAAAAAATGCTGATTAACGCCACTGGCTATAATTAAAGACGCCGAGGTTATTTGCTTGGTCAACAATGCTGTCCCTCCTGGTGCGGTCGCGTCGGCGTAAAGATTCACCGTAATGTCATTGCGGATGTCGTAATTCAGCCAGAAGCCTGCAACGCGAGCACTGTAAGGGAGCCTAAACCGGATGCCCTTTTCACCGCTGGTGAAAAACGATGTTAACGAACTAGTGCCGTATGACACCCCCTCGATGTTCGGCGAAAAATAAGTGCCGTCAGAATAACGAAACAACGCTCGCATGTTTCGCGATCCGATAATTGACCATGTTCCCGTTGTGTTGATTTGCGGGTAATTATGCGCCGAGTACACCTGAGCCCATGAGTTGTCTACTCCAATTGCAATTGATGTGCCTGAGTTGTGCGCAAGAGACAAGCCAACCAATTGCCCTCTAGTCACAGACGCCGCTGATGTCAACGTCGATTCATATTCTGTGTTGCTCGCAAGTGTGCCGGTCACGATGTTCGTGTTTGCCCCGAACAATGTACCGCTTGGGCTTGCACCGCTAACCGTCTCAAGCCTAACATCGACCGTTGGCGATCCTGTTGCCGTGCCGGCGTACCAGACAACCCGGTCTATGCTGCCGGTCTTGGGTGCGCGAAAAATAAACCCAACTTTGCCCGCAGCAACAAGGCCGGTCGTGGACGCAATTCCACCGACCGAAACCAGCGGAACTTTCCCGATTGCAATTGGGTTGACGTCGACGATTGCCACTATATCACCAATTCCGAATCGCCGTGTTTCCAAGCGTCGATTGCCGCTTGAGTCGCATTGTACCGATCAACATTTTCCTGGGTCCATGCAGCCCGCTTAGCTGTCGCGCCGTTCATTATGTCGCGAATAACTCGCACCGAATGAGCTGACTGATTTCCCACCGAAACGTGATCGACCCAACGCACGGTCTGATCTGCTAGAGCCATGAGTTCCGAAATGTGCGTAGCCGTCGCAAAACCGCAAGAAACCATTGCACCAAACATGCCTTGAGTCTCGGCCAAGTCAAGGTCGATCATCTTTCCGCGAGGCGATGTAATGTAGGCTAGGATATCAATTGCGATGTCTTGGCAAGGGTTTGCGGTGTTGCCCTCAGCCTTTTTTAGTAACGCTCGAATGCCGTGCCGCCGAGCGTATTCTTCGATCTGCCAGAGGTCAACCAAGACGCGAATCGTCACCGTCTTGGCGTTGATCGCATCCGCTGCCGCTTGGTCGCTCATCGAAGCGTATTCGGCTTTTGAAAGCTCGTCGATTAGTGCTTGGCTCATTTATTGATTCCTTTTTACCTGAGCAACTTGCATCGCCAACTCATGGAACTTGCTGTGCAATACGTCTCGGTCCTCTCGGCACTCTTTTAAGTCTGCCTTGGTTTCAATCGCAAGCTTTTCGAGGTTTTCTTGGGTCTTTGCGTTTGCCTTTATGTAGTACAAAAACATCGTAGCAACAGCACCACCCATCGTCGTCATAGCCGCCGCAGTGACGCTTAGCTGAGCTTCCTGAGACAGTTGAGCCAATAGATTCATCGCACCGCCTCCGCTGCCTGCTCAAGTGTAGTGTAGCCTTTGATCGTCGCTTTCTTTTCGCCCGATTCAATTTCAAACGTCGGCGTGAGCCCGTAGGAATGAACCTCGACGATGCCGACCGCCCAGCCTGCATCGAGAAATCGATTCATTTCGCATCGCTTCCACTTCTCGCATGGGGGGCAATTCGCAGAGACGAAAATCAGAACTTCGCGTTTGGTCTTTTCGTGAGGCTTGTCCGATGGGCTTGGTTGCGGGCTTGGCATAGGGTCCGGTTCCTTTGGGGGAGCGATAAACTCAACCTTTGCGACTTCCTCGATCAACGCCGACGAATCGGGCAAGTCGCATTGCGTAGGCTCCTTAGCCGGTTCGCTACAGAACAAAAACAATCCAAGCAACAAAAAAACCATAATTACCGGCCCTCCTTTTTCACTCATCCTAGTGGCCTGTCCTTCATCCAAGAAACCGCCCTTGGTCCCGGCGTCGAAAGATCCGATACGCCGACGATGGAGGTGTATTCGTGTCGGCAAAGTTGATCGATAACCGATGGGGCGATTTCGGTCCAGTCGTCGTTTGCGTGACTATTTAGCCGCCAAATGTAGTTCCGGCCCTTGGAGTCTTTGCGTTTCGAGTAGCCCGCGAAGCAATAAGCATGGCCGCCGCCGCTTCGCAGATTGACCGACTCAAGCACTTTGCTTTGCGAATAGAACGATTGATTCCAAAGCGTACCGACAAAACAAAGGCCAGCCCCAGAGGCCATGTAATTTTTGATCGCGTCATACGAATCCAGCCAAGTGTGCGAGCGGATCTTAAAGGGGCTTGCAAGCGTTCGCATTTCGTCAGTGATAAGCGTCTTCGCGTTTCGCGGGTACGGAGTCGAATATGGCAAGTGCTTGTATGGCAAATAGCCGATGTTCGTACTAACCCACAATCCGCCGCTTACCGTAGATCCTCGATCTACACCGAAAAGCCCGTTGCCGTCTTTACGCTGGGTTTCGATGTAGGTAAAGGTGGGGGAAAACTGCCTCTCTTCGCTGATCGCACCGTGAGACAACGCCCAAAGGCCCTCGCCGCAACTGGTGTTACCGAAGGCCCCGCAAGAATTCATCCGCGATTGGTCGTCATGCCTAATTAGCTTCCGGAAGTCGATTTCCTCCGGAGCCTCGTAATCGCCAACGCGAAACCCAAGCTCGATCGAAGTCGCTCGGATCTCGTCGCGGTTTTCGATTTTGGGGTCGTAGCCGGAGAAAAAATCATCCATGAATAATTCCCTCCAAGCCGTCAAGTACTGAGTAGACTCCGAGCATAATCGCCTCTAGCAACGCATGCGCAAACGCAACCGGCAGGAACGCAAACCAAACCGCAACAAAAACCGTCCTAGCCGCGTACCGCCTTGCCCGCTTCATTCTGGCCCCTCCAGCCCTCTTGGATCCCCAGGGCCTAGCGTGCCATCGGGGAGGATGTCGTATTTGATGTGGTCGAGCTTCGCGGCCCCCATCGGCTTATCGGCTCGCTTGGGTCGCATTGAGCAACCCGCGAAGAACGCCGCCCCTGTCAGCAGAGCCAGAAACGCCCCCACGCCGAAAGGCCCTGCCCATAGGACCAACTGAACGATGTACCAAGTGATTAATCCGATTTCAGTCATTACTTTCGCCTCCCGATTTCATCCATGCCGATAATCTTTTCGAGTCGCAACAATCGCTCGTTGGTCTTTTCAGCGTAGTAGCAAACGTAGCCAAACGTGAAAACTGTAATTGCCGCAAGAAAAAGCAGGATTGGCGTGAGATTATCTTCGACGCCAACAATGCTTTCTGCCTGTGCTGGTTTTGTGACCGGGGCTTTTACGTCGCTCATTTACCACGCACTCGCTATTTCCGTGTTGATTCGTGCTATTTCCGCTTCACGCCCCGCAAACGTCACCGGCAATTTTAACTCATCGATCGCCGTGTACACTCGGTCAAGAGCCTCGCGATTCTTGCCGCCCGCATTGTCCGAGATGAACTTGGTCCATTGCTCTTGGTCTTTGATTTCACCCGCTTCGATCTTCGCCGCCGCATCAAGAAAGGCCTGCTTGTACGCCGCTCTGATCGATGGGATTGTCGACCGGACAACCGCCGTCACCCCCGCCGGCTTAGATGGATCACCCCCTCCCTTTGGCTGTTGGCTGAAAACGTAGAAGGCAAGCCCTCCAACGATTAGCCAAGGAATCCAGTTGTTTTCTTTCTTCGCCATTGTCACTCCATTTTGCCCCCTGCCAACTCACCGAGCCCCTATTTGCAACGGTAAAGTTCGGGTTGGCTAGGGGTTATTCGTCGTCGCTTTCGTCGTCACCGTCATCGAATTCGCCAGCATCCCACGCCGTCTGGAGGATGTAACCCATCGGAGCATCGGACGGATCGTAGGACGAAAGATAGCCGTTGTCTTTGGCCCACTTCCAGACTTTGAACGCCAGTTGAATCAACGCGAAAATCATCGCGATTGTCGCGGGGTCAAGGCCGTAAAACGAAATCAGCTTGGACCGAAGGATCCTTCGAGCCGTCCGAGTCTTGCCGCCAGCCTCTTCAAAAGCGTCGGCAAAATCAAACTCGTGCTTTTTGGCTAGCTCTTGGAGCCTTGGGAATGCAATCACGATGCCACCTCATCGGGCTTGGGCAAGGGTCGGACTGAATCGCCTACGATCCATGCCCCGATAACCCAAACCAATTGCTGGATCTGATCTTCGCTGAGTGGTACGCGATCCTTGAGGACAACGACGGCAATCGTAGCCGCTGCCGCCCAAAATCGCTTTGATTTGACAAGTTCGCCAATGTTCATGCTGATCTCCTTTATGAGC